AGGTGTGCACGAACTTCTGTTGCACTAGGTCCTACGTAGGTAAATCTACCTGTAGCAGAGTCATATGTAAGAGATCCGTCTCCGCTATCATCAAGAAGACTGATTGCATTTCTTACACGTTGCTCTGTGAAATATCTGTTTGAACTATCCTCTGCAACATCTGCAGTCGTTTTAGTTGCAAGTGCACTATCGAACCTTGCGTCTGTGTAATATAAGTTCAGACCTTCTGCAAGAGAGTCGGTTGTCTTTGTTAGGAACCTGACATCAAATGCTGAATCCACACGTGCTGTTGTGTAGTAAAAATTAGTTGCCGAGTCTTCTGGTAAACCTGCAGTCGTTGTTTGAAGCAAGTCTGAATCGAACCCTGCATAAGAACCATCAATAGTACCGCGTGATCCATCAGGACCTTGAAGGGTAATATTCGGTGCAAGAACATTTCGGTTGAAGTTCCAAGTGTCTGCAGTTGCTTTATAGAAAAGTTGTGCGTTTGCACCACCAACCGTAATACCTGCAGAGTCTGCCGCATTTGCATCTGCCGCACTATCAGCAAGAACAATGTTCTTATCGTTTATTGTTAGTTCTGTTGAGTTGATTGTAGTGGTTGTACCATCTACTTGCAAGTCACCTTGGATAATTACTCTACCGCCAGAACCTTGAGGATGAGCATCAATAACGATAGGTGAGTTTGCAGAACTAATAATCTGGTTGTTGCCGATAGTCATATCGCCAACTTGCATAGAACTTAGATTGATTGGTGCAGACTCAAGTGTTATCTGTATTTCTACACCATCTGGAATATCTCTTCGTTTGGTAAGAATATTGTCATCACCAATGATATTGAGTTTATCACCTGCAATGATAACACCATCGCCAGATGTATTCTCATCGGCATTTCCTACTACGAGATCTAAATTATCTACGTAATGTTTTGTGGCGGCATCTTGGTTTTGAGTTGGGTTTGCAACATTGATAAGTCTGTCGCTATCCATGTCTATGGTGTTGTTGAACCCTGACAGTTTCAAAGCACCAGAAGTAGAACTGATTGTATTCTCGTTGAGTTCTAGATCGTCTACCTTGAATGCTAAGTCTTGAGTTTGTAGTTTAGCATTAGCATCAACGATAAGAGCACGTTCAGGTTGTATCTTACCTTTAGGTGCACTAAGAAGACCTGTATGATATTCACCACCAATAGTAACGTATTGACTAGCATAACCATTTGCATTAGTAGGACCTACACCAATGAAAAGTCTATCACCACCATCTGAATCACCAGTGACATAGGTATAACCCATTTCACCGATTTTGAGAATGTTGGCACCTTCTAAACCTTCAAGTGTTGGCGTGGTTGAGGAGGTTTTTATTCGGATGATTGCCATCTAGAACGTTCCCCCTTTGAGTTCTATTCCCTCGATTTCACCAACTGCTTCCCATCTACCTGTAGATGAATTATACTGAATAATATTTCCATGTTGCAGTGCTGATACGTCTACGTCTGCAAGATCGCCAAGTCTTTGAATACCTGCACCCACCACTCTCTTGACTGGTGTGCCTATTCTGATCTTGCGTATATGTGTTTGTACTGGGGGTTGTTCTGCCATTTATGTCACCGATGGACTCACTCGTATCTTGCCTTCAAGTATTCTTTCAATGATAGTATTTCCATTAGAGTCTTGATAAGATAACTCTATATCGTAAACATAATTACCAACACGGAGAGCGTCTGTTTGAATGTTATTTAAAGAGCAAGTTATTATTCCATCGGAAGGTGGTGCATTGACTGCAGATAGAAACTCTGTAGTATCGGAAGAATCGGAGTTGTAGTTCCTCTTCATCTTTGCCGCTACGCCATAGTTAGTTAAATTTTTGGGATTTCCACTGGTATCGACAAGTTCCAATTGAATTGCAATATCTGAACCCTTGTCAAAGGTGAATTTTTCGTACTCTGCCATTTCCCAATCCGATACTAAGTAACTCGTTCATGATTTGTTACGTTTATTTATAATAATTAAGAAGACCAGAACCCATTCTTTAAATCTATTGCATCATTTATTTCAATACTAATGTTGTTAATATACTTCTTCCATTGGGATTGTCTCTCTTCTTCAGACATTAGATAGTAACATTCGAAGTCAACATAGTATAGTGTATCGGATTTTTTCTCTATAATAAAGTTTTCAGGTTTCAGATCGGCAAACCCCCAGTCGCCCTTGATATCCACCATGTCTTCCTTTATTGCCTGTTGCCAGTTTCTAAATGTGGTTGCCCCCAGTTGTCTACCCTTTATAAATTCTATTTCAAATAAAATTCTATTGTCAACCATTTCATAGTTGAACCTAGGGATCTTTATCCTGTTGAAGTCTTCTCTCTGGAGTCTATCTAATCTAATTCTCCAGTGTTCCTTGTCATAGGTCTCTTCGTTGAAGATCATTTCTTTTCTTAAACTGAACGAGGATGCTAGAACAAACTTGCCACTTCTTTTGTACCATCTAGTTAAATCCATAGTAATATATAGTTGTATGAAGATTATATTATTAAAGCATGGCGATAAATATAATGCAGAGGACGTAAATCGTCAAGCAGAAAAAATAAGAGAATACTGCGACCATGAAATTTTGTGCTTGACAGAAGATCCAACTGGTGTTATAATAGGTATAACCCCTATACCTGAGAGACCGAGGTTAACTAAATGGTGGAACAAGTTACATGCCTTTAGATCTGATTTTCCAATCATGGATAGATGTGTTCTTTTTGATTTGGATATTGACATTATTGGTAATCCTTTTCCTACCATAGAAAAGATAAACTGGGACAAACCTCACTTCATCCACGATTACTGGAAGAAGGATCTCGACCATCGCCCCCACGCATACGAGACAGAGATCAATAGTTCCATCTTCGCATGGACTCCCCACAAGAACCCAGAGTTCTGGCAGATCTTTGCCTGTAATATAGATTACAATACTCGTAAGTACAAAGGAATAGATCGATACATCTGGGATCAAAAATTAAACTACGGAACATTTGATGACGAAATACATACAAACATCGTTCTTTGATAACAAGGTTCTACCTCTACTAAGTTTTCTCTATACTGATACGATGTATGGAAAGAACTTTGATTACTATAGAATAAAAGATATCTTAGATCAATACGACCCCAAACAAATAGAATGTAAGCAATGGGTTGTAGACGAACTCTTGCAGTTTGTAAACAAAGAAGATGAGATTGCAGTCATAGGTGGTTGGTATGGATTGATGTCTCACATGCTTGCAGAATGTCTAGACAATACTATAATGGATTATGAACTAGATGCAATCTGTATTGAACTGCATTACAGATTAAAAGTGCACGACAATATCATGATAGAGTTAAAAGATGGGTTTGATATTTTTGAAAGCACAGAACTTAATGGGGAAGACAAAATAATAATTTGTACTGCCTGTGAGCACATTGATAGAGAAGATCTCTATGGTGCGATATCCATGAAGAATCCAAAATCTCTTATAGTCCTACAATCTAATAATATGTCTCACATTGATAGTCACGTCAACTGTCATAAGTCTCTCGATCACTTTATAGAATCTTTGCCAAAGATGAATATTCTATACAAGGGCACAAAGAAGTTCGATGACTACGAAAGATACATGGTAATTGCACAATGAGAAAACTAATTTACAGTATGTACATCCATATTCCTGATCATATGATAGAGAGAGAACATTCTGATTGCGAGATAACGAAAGATAAAACTCGTGAGACAACCAATAAGATGTTGCAAAATTATCACTATCTCAAGAAAAAACAACAAGAATATGCAGAAAAATGTGGTGCAGACTACATCTTGTATGAGTGGGATGATGACTATGAGTGGTTCAGGAAAGAGTTTTTTATAAGTAAAGAATACATAACTATGTACAATATAATAAACTTCTACAAAATCTTTCTCCTGTACCAACACTGGGATTATGATAAGATACTGTACCTAGACTTTGATGTCCTTCCCACCACCAATAAAAATGTCTTCGATGAATTAGACTTCGACTCTGGAATATTGTGCAGGGTAAACCACGAGGGACTATATTCCGTAAAGGATATGGAAACTCACACTATCAGATCACCGAGGGCAAAATGGTGGAACACCAGAGAGTTACTTCTGGACGAAGGATTCGATGGAGAGAACGATGTCTACAATACTGGGATTGTTGGCGCGACCCGAAAACACTTAGAGAAACTATCTTACTTCAAAGACTTTGAGGCATCTCTTGAGATGATGCACGAAAAGGCAACAGACGAAATGTATCCCAATAAGATACGATCCATGTTTGGATATGACAACGAGACTTTGTTCAGTTACCTTATGCAGGTCAACGATGTAAAACTTAATGATATACCAGAAAACTGGCACTTTATCATGAATCATAGATTTAGTTTTATTCCTGAGAGAGCAAACCTTGTTCATGTAATTAATAAAGATTTTGAGTATGCGAAAGATTATATTCAGCGTATGGTCTGATCTAGGAAGATCATGGTCAACGCATAAAGACGAACTGATAAGAAACCACAAAGACTATGCTAGGTTCTGTGGTGCAGACTATCATGTGTTTGAGGAAGATCTTGACTATACAGAGTTGATGTTTTTTAAGATCAAGAAAGCAGAAGAACTAACAGAGGTTTATGATGCTGTATTATATTTGGACGTAGATGTAATACCCAAGACTGTACTCTCTTTCTTCGATGCTCACGATCTGAACAATGTTTGTCTACACCAAACTCTCAAACCTGATTGGAAGATCAATCTAAAACAAATGATGTTGATAGATGATAATATTACTGGAAATGATTATATCTGTAACACTGGAGTTTTTGGTTTAAATAAAAAATCATCAGATCTGTTAAAGTTCTCGGATAGACTAGAAGAGGCAATGGAACTTCATAGTGAAATAGACAGTAATGATCTCTATCTACCGAACAATGAAGTTTATGTATCCTACATGATAGAAAAGTATAAAGTTCCTCTGAAGGATATTGGAATGCAATGGAATTTTATTTTAGATAAAAATTTCACAACCCCAACGGATGCCTGTTACTTCTTACATCAATCTAATAAATTATTCAGATGAGGTGCTAGTTCGAATATATCCTCATCATTCATCCTAGCAATCAAACAGAAGTCAATCCATCTCAACATTCTCTCTCGCATCTCTCTTACCTTGGGATCTGTTGTTGGTTCTATGCTTCTCATATTACCAATCCCACTTACCACTAATTTATCTGACCAGTAGACATCATGCTCATTTACGTATTTGTATTCTTCAAGATAGTCAAAGAAGTTCTTCTTTCCTTCTTCTATCTGGTGGACAGGAAGATACAAAGGAGAACAATACATTGGAAAGGTCACGATGTTTGCCATACTAATTCTTGCAACACCTTCTATATCTTTCCAGTAGTCTATTAGTTCTGGTAGATGCATCCAGTTATAGATCGATACTGTAGAGACAATCACTATCTTACGTTTAGCATATTCATAGTAACGATTTATATTATTTACAGTCTTCTCAAAGTTGCCACCTCTAATCCAATTGTAAAGAGAACCGACACCGTCTATGCTTGCTTGGATATGCACCTCATCAATCTTGTGTAATAACTCAATGACTGACTTGGTTACTAATTGAAAGTTTGTACAGATCTCTACCCGACACTTAGGGTTTGTGTCTGCGAGTTTCTGTAGTATCTTTATGTTGTTTGGATCTGCGAATGGTTCTCCACCCTTGATTGTCAGATGCTGTAGATGTGGAACGATGTCTAAAACTTTATTGACATCTTCATCTGTCATCTTGTATTGTTGGGTGTGGAACTTATGGTTTTCATTTCTCCAGTGGAGTCCGATATCCACTGCTTCTTGCTCGTATGGTGCCCACTTTGAAGAGTATTTTCCACTACAAGTAACGCACATCTGATTACAAATATTACTAGTAGTAATTTCAAGAAAACGGATAGGTATTGTTTCACTGGCAATATCCTCTTTGTACGTGGGAAAGTTGAACCTGTTATAGGAATCAAACCTAGCAATTCTACCTGCTTCCCAGTGGACTTTACAAACATCACATTGTTCTGGAAAATCTTTTAATTTAAATCTTTTTCTGAGATCATCGTAAATATCTGAGTTGAAGAACTCAGTGATGTTGTCTATATTCTTTATGTGTTCTACTGCTACATGATCCCCTGCACAACAGAGTACAATCTCACCTATAGGATTTATGGTGAGTCCTGTTTCGGGAACCATGCATTTCATTTTTTTAAATGATTTGAAATTACACTAAGAACTTCGTGAACATCTTTTGCCTTACGAATATTCTTTTTAAAATCTTTATCAGTGTCTTTAAGTTTATCCCATTCAAACGTTGCCAACTTGAGAAGGAACAATCTCTCTCTGTTCTCTTCTTCTGTAGAGTCTTCCCTACTATCTAAAGTAAAGATTATTTCTAATATCTTTGTCATGTTTTGTTTGTTGAGATCATCTTTAGTGTCTGACAAGAATTTGTCATCTTTTGCAACACTATCGATAATTATTCTTTTGTGTGCTTCTTCCATCTCTTTCAACCTGATATAGGTTCTTTCATAGAGATCTTCTAATGTAGCACATCTCCCAGTATTGTCAATAGGAGTTTTCAAAAACTTTTCCCACTCAGCATCGCCCTCTTCAGCAATGATGGTGTGACTATTATACTCTTTATTGTCGGGGTTAAACCAAACGGTTTCTAAAATTGTTCTTGCTTCATCAACGAAATAAGCATCAACAAATATATGATCATCATGCATTTTTTACGCTTTCACTACTTTTAGTCTCCATGTATTTAGAGTTGCTAAAGTACCAGTCGGAAATTCCTGTGCTCGATAATCATTTGCACTTGCCGCGTAAATATATCTCGTACTTGTCACACCAATAAGACCACTATTCGTCATAGCAGTACCCTTGGTAGTTCCACTACCATCAACATTATATCTCAAAGTATATCCGCTTTGATCATAAATGTATTTTTTGATTAGTGGTGCAAATAAATTCTCGAACTCTGTGTCATTCATTTCACGAAGACCTGCAGGGTTGTTCACACCATTGCTAGTATAATCAATTATCAGAGGACGTGTAGGTGCAGAAGAATCTCCATTGTTTCTATACAATCGGAAGTTCGTTGTCGATCCTACAGGATCTTGATATGTTCCTGCAGTACCAATAGATGATGCCGCGTATCCACTTTGGTTTGTACTAGTATCAGTGAACACAACTCCCAGATCTGTACAGAGTCCAATACTTGTTGCTGTACTAATAAAGTATGCACCACCTGATAAACTTGATGATGTCCCTGTCCTTATATTCTCTATAGTTGGATTGATAAAAGTATCAATAATATCTTGGAAAGACATCTCTCTAATATGCATTGCTCCATCTGCATACACTGGTTTTGCTTGATAGTTATCATAATCAACAATGCTTCCTGTATCGTTTAGATTCTGAGAAATTTTATCATAAGTGTTTACTGTATAAGATGCCGCATCAGATGTTGAAGGATATGTTGTAACTGCTGGCCAATTTCCTGTAACGTTTCTTGCGGCAGGACCTGATCTATATCGAGTATCCGACATTGATGGTGAAATATTACCATTGCTACTAACAACACTAAGAGACACAGAAGGATCTTGCACATAAAGTGCGGCAATTTTTCTATGCATTGTACTGACATCTGAGTACGGTGATTCCTTTACCACCGTCCTACTGTCTGTAATCATTGGTCTACGTATTGTCATTATGGAATATCAACCTGATTGTCTGTTGATAGGAAATAACCAGACATCACTATTGTCCCTTGGTGTGTTTTAACTGTGAACAATTTTAGATTATCTAATTCTACATTGTTACCTGCAGAATCATTCATATTGAAATTGGTTATGTACGCATGTGTAATAGTTGCTGAGTCGATTGTTGCGGAGTCAATGATTGCTTCTCCAACAGTCAAACGATTTATGATAGCACTATCAACCGTAAGTTGATCAACGTCTAAGTTGCGGATTGTTGCTGAGTCGATAACAGCACTATCGACTTCCATTGTACCAACCCTAATTCTTTTAAATGATGCGGAGTCTCCAACAAGACCTGCAACTCTAAGAACACCAGGCGAGTCGCCAAACAAATGTTCATTCAAAGAGTCAATCAAAGTTCCTACGTGATTCAGTGCACTTACAAGGTTTGAGTCCGAATGAGCAACAGCAAAGGAAGAGTCTAGGTCATCCAAGTTCCCCATGTAATCAGAGAACTGATTTACCTTGTTCATGAATGTCCCGATTGAATGTGTTAAGTCTACATTTATCTTACGTGTCATATCTTACCTCTATTACGTAGTCCACTCGGCAGAATCCAACTGGTATGCCGCAAAGAATATTTGTCCACTCATACCTGCAGAGTCTGTTATAAAAAACGGTCTTACTTTACTCACAGATCTTCCATCCATGTGTAGGGTATTTATAAAGGCATGAGTAACAGTTGCTGAATCTATTACGACACCTAAGTCATCCCCACTGTCAGACATAAGAGAACCAACTGTAACTTTTTCGTAGATCTGAGCACTGTCTCCAACGTTTAGAAAGTGATCGACCTTTAATCTTTTTATGTTTGCACTATCACAATCAAAGTCAAAACCTGCGGTGCCCTGACTATCTCCATGCCAGAGATAGGCAGAGTCACCATCAGGATCTGGGGGGTTTACGCCAATTCTGGGACCTGCCATAAACTCATCTGCCGCATAAAGAGTATTGGTGACAAGTTTATCTAATATCCCAGAATCTGATTGAATGTTTGCTGTTATAATAGTTGCAGGTGGGGTATCTTGAAAAAGTACTTCTAGTATATTGTCCCCTGCAACCCCTGCATAGTTGATTGCTTCTACGAAAGAACCATCATGAGTCAGACCATTGATAGGATCTGGAGAATCGAATGTCTTACTGAGACCATCCAAGTTCTCTGCATAGTCTGCCATTTGACCAACCTTCTGCATCATTTCTTGCATTGTGTTGGTTCTGTATACGGTGATCTGTCTTGACATTACAACTTCTCTAAAATCTGTTTCATCATATCTTTGAGATCAGAAACATCGTTCTTTAGATCTTCAAGTTCTTGTTCTTTATTTTTACGTGCCGCCTTACGTGCCCTTGCCGCGTTTACCTCTTGTTCGTTAATGTTGAGAACAACACCATTTTCATCTCTAACTAGTCCTTCATGACCTTCAACTTTTAAATATGACATTATACACTCAGTGCTATTACTCTCAAATCTCTAAAACTAGGAACCTGTGCAGAGTTGGTAGAACTCATCACAATCTTCAACTGAAACTGTGTGAATGCCGCTATATTACCATTGATACCACCTATTAGATATTCATAATCTCTAAATGTTGTTCCTACAGGATCGTGTGGGTTGTTTGTATCAGAAGCAATCTCTGTCCAATCAACAACTTCTAGGTTATCACCTTCGTTTCCAACTCTGAAGTATACATCGAAACTTGCAGGTTTAGGTTTATTAGCAGATAGAATAACCTTCAGACCAACAGCACTTTGTGCCAGTTTTACAATTGAGGTTATGTGTCTAGCAGGTGTAGAACCATTCTGTGCATTCAATTCACTAACAAATGATAGTGGGACATTGAATCCGCTTGTGGCGGCAGAGTCCTGATTATCAATGATGTTATCAATTAATGTCAAAGAAGTTCTTTGAAGATCGATCACTGGTGATACAAAATTGTTTGTTGTTGACATAGCAAGTTCCATCTGGGCAGTCTTTGCTCCTATGGATATTTCTACGTCTGCTATAGAATCTGCCGCTACGACATAACATTTTTCTAATGATATGTTGTTTTTGTTTAGATCAACACCTGTAAAAGCGGCATCTAATTGATAAGGAGTTTCTGCACCTGCGAGTGATTTACCTGCAGTTCCTTTGAATGATCCAGTTATCTCCGTTCCATATGGTTTTATATTTGTTATGTTTGGCCATAATAGTGAATAAGGCATATTCTTTGTTGAAAGTATATTCTCTCCCCCACCGACTACATCAGAGTCTGCAAGACTTCCCATCTTGAATTCATAACCTTCCATATCTACTTTAGTTATAATATGATTTCCGTTTATGGAATCCGCACTATAACCACTAAAAGCAGTCGCACCTTCAATTGCAATTGTATCTCCGACTTGTAAACCATGATTTGTTAAACTAACTCTAACATCACTATCACCTGCAAAAGTTTGTATTGCATTCTCATCTAGTAATTCACGAGGAACACTTGCGTTATTGAGAACGACTTTACCTAAAGTACTACTTGATGTTGTGAAGTTTGCCCTTATTAAGTTAAACTTCAAGTCTTGCTTTTGGTTTGCCGAGAATGTTTTACCATTCTGAGAATAGAACAAACTCCCTAGATTTGGATTCTTGTTTACTCGTGCCGAAGCAGATCCAACAACAGTTGCATCTATTTCAGAGATCCATATTTCATACTCTGGCGTCTCTGCGTAAACTACCATCGCGTAGTCTGTAAGTCCATTTAGGTATACTGGTTCTTCAAGAACAAAGTCAGTTGCGACAGATGCATCATTTGATGTCGCAACTGCATTGTGTGCAACATAAGCAACAGAACCTGGCAAGATCTCTACATCAGAGGGCATACCATTTCTCATCGGTCTTATGTGAACAGATACTGGCAACTGTAAGTTTGCAGTGGCAGGAAAAGTTTCTTTAAAATATAATTGTATTTTTGTTAAGAATATCCCACTTGGTTCGTCAATAAAGAATGACTGAGCAATCGGGTTCTTTGTTGTTTCGTAACCATACGAGTTTAGCGACATATTATTTTCCTATCCAGTTTTTTTAACATCTCTAGATTGGTTATTTAACTTATCTAGTACATATTGTTCGTTCTCAGGATTATTACACCATTCTATTTCATCATAGTCGGTGAACCAAGTATTATTGTGCGAGACCATTAGATGATTTGTATTCAACAAGGTATATGTTTTATCATACCCTTGGATTCTTTTTAACTTTTCATTACGCACATCTTTAACTCTTTTCCAAGTTCCTTCATCAAAGACTGGGTGATCTCCAGTAACGTGTATTCCATTATAATCATACCAATCGTTAAGAGTACCATCACCCTGTATCACCGCATATACATGTCCACCCTCAAACATTATATCACCAATTTCTATATTAGAGATTTTCTTGGTAGATCCATCACCCATTCTAAAGAGTGTATCATGTGCAAAACAAGTTGGTTTTCTTTCTAACTTTTTGGTTTTATTATTGTAGGTGTACGCACCTTTACTAAACCTTGCTTGGTTTCCTCTTTGCGGTCTAGCAGTAATCATACCTATATTGCTATTCCATTGTGATTTTTGTTGAACACCTGGTAAGTTTTTAACTGCTTGCCAGTGATTCCACATTGCTCCCTTACCATCATCATTACTTCTGCTTTTTGCAGGTGCAGGTGCAGTAACGGAGGATTTAGATCCTTCAATCTCTAGCATACGTGTAGATCTTACATCTTGATGAACATTATTTAGTACACCTTGTGCAGTGTAAGAAGCACGAGCAATAGAACCTGCGTTCTTCTCTTTGTTATTCTCAACGTCCATTATTTTGATTTCGTGTGTACCAGATCTAAATCTAATAGTATTATTATTTGGTATCATGAAAGAGACATCAACCTTACCAGTAATATCTGTAGTCAATAACCCTGCACCATCTATGTGTGCAGTCTTACCTCTCAAGTTATTACCATGATCTTTTGTACTCGAAGAGTATCTAGCAAATGGTGCTTCACGAACATAAGGTGCCATGTTCTTACCATCCATAAACAAGAATACGTTTGTATTCGGTCTTAGACCTTGTGCTCGGATACTAACAATACGAGATCTTATGAACGGTAACAATGAAACCTGAAGCACTCGTGTTCCAATTATTTCTTCTAGTGTACTCTCTGATACAACTTTGTTCACTGTCTTAGTAGTTGTTCTTCCAGAAGTTTTACTTATCGTATTCGTCTGATCGCCTACTCGTAATTCTTCAAGTTCTTTACCACCCCAGTTCCATTCCCAGTTATTCCAGTTGGTTGCTTGGTTGAGACTTAACTGAGAACCACCATCAATAACAGATCTACTTGTAACGTTAGTGTCTTTCCACTCATCAGAAGCAGGAGACAGTTGTAAGTTGCCAGTAAAGTTAGAACTTGTGTATGGGTTTATCTTAGTTGCTTGTGTCGCAAAAGGTTGTTCCATAAATGTTTCTTCGGTGTATTCTAGATACACGTTATCACCTCTACGTACAACACCAGTAGAGGTTGCGGAGTCGAACAACATTCTTAAATTGTTCTCTGTAAACATAGGACGCATGATACCTTCGGATGGATCTATTGATGCCATATAAGCATCATTTTCAGCATCTGAGAACATGTGCGTTGTAAAGTTATCTACGAAGAACCCAGACTTGGTTCTGTTTAACCCTGCAGAGTCCAACACTTCAAAATTGCTAGTTGCTAGTTCTAGCATATTGAGTGATGTAACCTCTTCTAGGTTTGCAATCCTTGCTTCGAGTTTATTGATATCATCCATAGTATATCTACGGTGATCAATCTTTTCAACTGTAACATCGTGTTCATCCAATGTGTTTGGAAAGAATGCAAAGTTATAAAGAGGTAAAGTTCCTGCAGGAGCATCAGGCGCAGTTGGATCGAAAGCATCAACATTCTGAATGATGTCCAGTTCACCTTCTGTGTCTATTATTAACTTGTGTGCACGTGCCAGATAATACGTATTATCAGATGTCACAAAGTCTGTGGGTGTAGGAAGATACGATATGTTTGCTTCTACAAAGTTTCCTGACGAATTCATAACAGGACGAAAATCATATGCGTCTCTTAAATTTATGATATCTCCATTTGACCTAGTGAAACTTGGTATCTTGTTATAATCTACAACACCAGTGTATGAGTTAACAGCAAAGAAGTTACCTGCACCATGACTGAAGTGATCGAACTTAACATAAACGTTTCCGACAGGTGCTGTTTCTCCATCCTTCAGAACCAGTCTTCCAAGTCCATAGAAGTTATCTCTTTGACCATCATCAAGATCAAACTTATAGTCTAGTAAGGCACCATCAGAATCTCCCACCGCAACTCTTTTAACTTCAAAGATATCTGGTTGTCCCAAGTCAAGGAACATTTCACCAGTTACTGGATCGAATGAAATAGTAGTTGTGACTGTAGCATTTGAGGTAAGTGTTTTAGCACGAACAACTGGTGTGGATGATACACCATAGACATAGACACTTACTGCAGTATTGTTTGGTAAACCTGTAATGGTTGTTGTGTTAGATCCACCAGTAATACCACCAAGACCACCAGTAGCAATCTTGCCAGTAGGACCAAAGACTAACCAGTCTCCAGTATTGGTCAATGTGTATGCAGATGGAATACTTACTGTGAAGTTACCAGAACCATCAGATGTTCCTGATCTAAGGATCTGAACTTCTATCTGTTGTGGATCGATTATCTTAGGTCTGTCTTTTAGGGTATCGTAAACCAATGTATTATTGAGAGGATCTTCTAAGACAATATTATTAGTAACAGGATTAGGGTTGAAGTAACTTGTAGCAGATGTACCAATAGATCTAGCATCCCTAAAAGATTTACCTGCGTTCATCTTGATATCGAATAAGTGATATCTTAGGTCAGCACCATTCTCATGAACCGCACGAACACGTGCAGTACCGATTGTTGAACCGCCATAATTACGTGCATCCCTCAGATTTTGCTCTGCGAATGTTGTGATGTCAGGACCCCCTACTGCAGAGTCGCCAAGAACATCTACAAAGTTACCATAGTCAACTGGCATAAACTCACCGTCAATCTTATGATCGTTTTGTGCACGTTCTACTTGTATATCAGTAGGAAGAAATCTTGCCGCACGATATCCATCAACAACCACAATACCATCACTTACTTTTAGCAATAGGTGGTTAGCAGATGAGTCTTCTTCGAAAGAGATCCGATATGGTTTTACAATGTAGTCACCAGAGTTTTCTTTTATTCTGGTTGCAATCATATCTCTTGGAATATTGTACATCTCATCTTGTTGTGATGTAACCGCATTAAAGATAGCACCGTTTTTTACAGTGTTAATATGAATAAAGTTATCGTCTGATTGTAAATCACTCTTTGCTGTAAGTAATAGTTTTATACAATATCTGTCAGCACCTGGTGCGGTAGTATTGATTGTTGCACCTTGGTTATCGTACAATTGGATATTATCATCAACACCTTGTACTTCCTGAGTAATCTTGAAACCCACATCCACACTTGGTGCGTCTGAGTATTTGCTAATGATTGCCGCTTGTGCTTCTGTGTAAACAAAGAACCCTTGAGTAAAGTATATACTCTGTCCAATAAGAGCACGAGTACCTCTACCGACTGCAGGGTTTACGTCTGTGTTTATGACTTGAACAACTCGACCAGATCCTAAACTTTCACCTGGTGTAAATCTAGGTGTAGATGTGGCACCAGAAGTAGCAGTCGTATCCACATACCGAACATAAATGGTAACAGGATCGCTGTTTACTGCCGCAACTATTTCTAGAACTTCTGCTTTGATACCAGAGGTTGCACCTGTAAGAATATCACCAACGGCAACTGTTGTCGATGTAGAAGAAGGATCAAACTTAACAAACTCGTAAGTCGTGTCTATTTGAAGACCGCCTGGTTTTACTGCCGAACCTTCTTTGAATATGTTATTACCAAATCGTTCAATCTGTTTATTGATGATTGTTTGCATCTGCGTAAGTTCACGACCCTGCAGTGCTCGACCACTGTTGAACAATATACGATAGTAACCATCACTATCGTTGAAATCATCCTTATATTTTGTTTCAAATAAAGTATCTGTATATACTGTTGCCATTGTTCAACCCTTAGAATTGTAGAATAATTTTTATATCTTCTGCTTGGTTTGCTGTTCTTTGTACAGGACCTCGGTTATCGATGTAGAGAATATCTCCAGATGCCGCGTCAACTGTTGGATTAATTAATGCTGAGTCAATAATACCTTGACCTGCACCTGTTGTCTCTTCGATGATCTCACCATCTAGGAATGGTTTGAAACCAGTTTCTTCAGTCTGGTGATAGTAAATTTTATCTGAGTCTATATCATCGATGTATGCTTTTGCAAGTGTTGTCTGACCTTCAATGATTTTGTCTGGAGTAAACGCATTCACTGTGTTTGACAATCTCATAAATGGTAATGCCCCTGCAGTGTTTGCTGAAACTTTATTACCAGAAAAGTCAAGAGGGTTCTTGATAAGAGCAACCTGCCTGAAGTCTTGATCTAACAAGAAGTTACTGTCATTACCTTCGATCATTGTGTGGAACATGATAGATGCTGTCTTGAGATCTACCCTTGCATCAGCACCCACACCAGAATCGCTAAATGGTAATACTGCACGTGCCTTTGCACCAGTACCACCGCCACCGTCAATAGAAATAAGTGCTGTAGTGTAGTCCTGTCCGTGAACTAAGAACTGTCCACTGTCAGCAATTCGTACTCTTGATAATGTACCTGCCGCACTATCAATATCTGCTATTGCTCTTGCTTTAGTTCCATTACCTGTAATTGTTACGGTTGGAATACTTGTGTATCCTGTCCCACCTTCAGTGATTATGATTGATAGAACTTGACCTTTTACTGTAGCATCCTGAACTTCTTTTTGCTTTAACTCAATGCCAGTAGAGTTAGAGTCTGTGTTATGCTGTTTTTGTACAGGCATAAAGTTCGAGGATTGGAATTGTTCTTGACGTGCCGCACTGATTGTATACAAGAACTTCCAGACATATCCATCTGTAGTTCTAAATGAGTCATTGTTAGATCCTGTCGGTTCAACAACTGAAGGTTGTGCAACACCTAATCTATTTCGACCTGCTTCTAGGCAAACATATACCTGACCATTTTCGTTCTTTACATAATAAGGTTGTGTTGGATATCCCTGTGCTCTATCGTCATACTGAGAGTAAACTGTACCATTCGACCAATTGTTTCTTGGAACAACTAGTGAAGTTGATTTTACTTTCTTGATTGACTGAAGACCATCCCTCAACTGTGATATTGTTTCTGGGTTGTTTATAGGGGTAGGAACAGTTTCATTTGAATCCCAAGGTTCTGATTTTGCAATCCCACAATAATAGTTGTGAGTTTGTTGCTCGAACTGATCAAAGAAGTCTCTCGCAATCTGTTGTCTTAGGGTGTCGGTAATGGTTGCTGGCATTTTCTATATCCTATGTATTAATGTATGAACCTAGTTCAATTCTGCGAAAATTTCCTAAGTCACTGTCGAATACTCCAAGACAAGGCAAACCTGTATTTCCATCTTTTACAAATATAAGAGTACCGTGTGTTACTTCTGAACTATCTGGTGCGGTTGCCACAGTAAAGTTTTTCAACGTAATACGATCTATGTTTGCTTCTCTTGTTCTCTCTTGCACATAATCGGAATCAATGGTGTTTATAGTATTATTGACTGCACTATCAATATTCTTTGTTAATGCTATTGTACCGCTACTATCAGGTAAGTTGATAGCACGATCTTTTGTAGGATCAATAACACCTAATACAGTTTCAAAAGAGTCTGCAGTTGCACCTTCGAAAGTAATACCTCCTGTTGACAACTGGATCTGTTTAATAGATGCTGAGTCTGTCCCGACTATAGTTTGTATTTGTGCAACGTTACCGTATAACTCTTCAAAGTTATCGTTTATCTTTCCTGCACCTGTGTACAGATCATCGCCTGTACCATCGTTGCCAGTCGTGCCTCTATCTATAATTTGTCTAACCATTTTGTTTTCCTAAAAACTAATACCTATATTTATAAGGTTTTCTCATCATTATCTAAAATATCTTCTAATATCAAACGTATCTCTTGTAGATGATAGTCTGATTGCGGATGCTGTTGCAGAGTCTGCATAGTCTGAGAAATCTGCATAGAACCCTGCGAATTCGTACATACTGCTATAGTATCTCTCTGCACTATCTATAGTCATAGTATTGAAGTCAGTAATTCTACGATATAAACTATATCTATCTCTTAGCACAAACTCCTCCTGATTTGGTTGTACTTTAGAAACATAACCAACTTGAGCATATCCCCTTTGTGTGTATAGAATTGCATCTGGGTTAACTCTATCGGAGTCAAGTCCATCGTAAGGTGCCGCAAGTGAAGAGTAAGTAATCGCACCAACTGCTTCTCCCTCTGCCGCATATGACATTGCTGCTTGATCGACAATTCTTATTGGAGGGTTTGTATCTGGAATAGAAGTCAGTGTTCCGATATTCATTTCGGGTTCTGCTTCTAGAACAACTGCCGCACCCAAATAGAAACCAGATGGATGTACAAACCTTCGATACATTTCTTGCCAGATAACGAGAGGAATCGGACCTTTGATCAACACAGAGAATACTTGATATAGTCTACCGTCTTGTATTTTCTTTGCTTCCTCAGTACCAACCAGAGATTTACCAACATAGAACAAACTGTCCTTGGGGTGAAAGATCTCTACAGTCTCGTTGAAGAATGCACGAAAGAAACCATCAATAGAATACTCTGAACCCTTTACCCTAAAGAAGTTACCAAAGTTTCTTATAACTTCTCTTGGTGTTGTAAACTGCCCTTGAGATATCCCAAGTCCTAACTCATCAAAAAGATAATCTAATTGTTCTAGTTTTGCATCCTCGATATCCCGAAGCGTCATAAGTTCATCGATGATTCCACCGAAGTTATCTGCCGAATCTAAATGCTCATAGTAAGCATCAAGAAATGTTATGAGATTGGGATAATCATTACGAAACGGTTCTGGTAAAACTTCATCAACAATAGTCTTTTTTAGATTGACATCGTGTCTTCCAAAATCTCTTTGAGTCTGTGCAAAAGGAAGGGTCATGTTAAGATACCGTTAGTCCTGTTTCTTGTCTGTCTAATGTTGCCGTAGCAAATGTCTCTGTGTTATCCAGTTTTATGACATAGTTACGTAAAGGTCTAATCACACTTTCATTCAACGGTATTGCTGATATCTTGATGTAATCATTACCACCAATAAGTGCTTGTGGTGTAAACCCTGTTATTGTAACAGTACCCTTGCTTGGATTGTATTCACCAACGTTGTCTAATAAAACGTTACCATCAATGTCTTGAATCTGTAATCTGGTAGAAGACAACTTATTTCTGATAAGAGCAACAACACCTTCGTACTCAAATATAGTTGATGACACGATATGCGTTATGTCATCTGCACCTTTGAGTGCCATTGGGAACTGTAACTCAAATAAACGTTTAGTACCAACTGTAGGGACAATTCTTAGTTGCACTTTAACATCACATTTACTTGAAAGGATAGCAGGATCAAGAGCATCTAGTTCTGTGAGCATATTACTTCGTCTAAAGATCTTGTCAAATTTATTTAAATTCTTTGAAAAGTAATTAGTCATAAAGTTGTAGACTGTACTTTCAGTAGCAGGAAGTGAGAACCCTGTCAAGGAAGGATCGAAGTTGAACCCAACAACAAGTTCTAAGAACATGTCTGTAGGATCTGCGTACTTAGTTTCCATGGAAACCACTGCCAAGTTATTTGTAAAGTTAGTGATGATGTTTGCTTTGACTCTATCTTTTACGGTATCATCTGTACCGTTAGCAAAGTTTAGAGAAATGTAAACAGCACCATAATCACGAGGAACGTTTTGATCTCCTGACCAAACGTTACAGTCTGTTACTTCTGGGAAGTTACTGAGAACCATTCCCTTATAGTCCAGAGATGTAACTAACCTTGCCTGAGATGCATATGCGATAGGAGCAAGTTGTCGTATGCTTTCAATTGTCTGTTTGTTTGCCCCACCTGTAGATTCTGTCTTAACAGTTGTTATGATAGGATACTGAACATTGTTTACAGTTAGGTCACTATTAGATGTAAAGGATGTTCCATTATCTGCAACTTCACCTTTGGTTGAAAGGTATGTAACAACAATCTTATTGCCAGGATCTGGTTTCTTACCAAAAGATACACCATCGCCAAAGTTTAATTCATAGTTACCATTGGGTGCTTCTCGAATAGAATAGACTCTACTGTCCTTACTAATCTGAACTGCTTCTTTCAATGGGGTGTATGTAACAAACCTAGTAGACGTTGCAGTATCAAAAACTTGAACTGTTGCGGTAGAAGTATCGATTGTATTATCTGGGATAACAAAGATCTGTCTTTCATCATTCTCTCCAGATAAGAAAGTCTTTACCTTTTCTGTACCTTCGAATATAGGAATGTCTTCCGAACCTTCATTTGTTTTGAAAGGATAGTTACCAGTACCATCGTCTCTAGCAAAGTATGACTCAAGAGTTCTAAAAGTATAAGACACACCGTCAATAGAAGATGTGAATGTATGTCCTTTTAGTAATTGTATTTGAGGTGGTCTATTAGCAACACCTGCTAAGTTTACACTTAGATTCACAACTGCCTTAGATGTGGTCATGGATCTGACTTCATATCCTAATGACTCAGCATGAGATACAATAGAGGATCTTAACTGTGCAGTATTGAGAAATGACTCGTTGATCGCAAAGTTTGCGGTCAAAGCATTGATGTGTGTATTGTATGCCAATACATCTAAGAAGTTATTAAGACCTGCCGCTTCGAAGTCATAGTCAGCAAACTCTGGTTTTTGTTTAAAATAAGTTTTCAGTGATGATTTTATATTCTCAAAATCTAACTGCGTTGATTGTATAACGGTTGCGGTCATCTATCTTAACCTCGCTAGTGACACTTCAGTGGTCACGATTTCTTCTGTATTGACTACCTGAAACTCTACTGTTGCATCTAGTCTGTTGTTATCTCCATCTGTAGATACGCTAACAGATAATACAAGAGCACGAGGTTCAAAGTTTTTTATTGCCTCTGCTATAAGGTCTTGCACAAAGTCTGGATCAAATTCAGTATCCAGATTAAATAGCACTTCGTTTAGATTGGCACCAAAGTCTGGTTGAAATGGTTTTTCACCTCTATTGGTTAATAGTAAATTCCTAACTGCCTGTTTTACTGCCGCCGCATCCGTCTTCTTGAATACGTCTCCTGCAGGTTTTGCCGCAAATGCCAGATCTATATCTTTGTAGTCTGTTCCTCGACTAGCGATTAAAGACTTACTAAGATTAGTGTCCTCTACTGAAAATGCTCGTGCCATAAAAACCTCTAATATTTACACTATTTATATGTATCCTAGGTCAGCAATTGCACTACGAGGCAAAATTTCTACAAGTTCACCGTTAGTTTGGGTGTAATTGTTAAATCTTGTTTCAATTAAATTTCTATACCTCATCTTCCAATCTGCCGATACTGGTGGCATTTGGATAATGATCTGTGCGTTGAGTGACTGATCTGGATTATATGAATCATAATCTAATATCATTTTATCATAGTTTAAATAATCTTTACAGTAAATTGCCAGATCGAATGTTTTGTTACAATCTATCTGACCTGTTCTATCTCTTACTTCATAAACTACCACCTGACCACGACTTGCCAAAAGATTCAAACCTTCGACATCTAGTGTCTCACCATCCTCTTTCCTATACAGTCCTTCTACAACTTGAAGAGAGTGTCGGTTTCTCTTATCAAGATATTCTTGTGCTGAGTTCATGAACTCTGCCTGTGCATATAGATTTCTTGCTATCTTGAGTCTTTCTGTCTTCTCTGTAATATGCTCTAGTGTCACTGGATCTCCAGATCCCCCCAAGAACTTTGCAAGAGAAATGTTTTGTGCTAGTTTAGTTTTTCCGTTTATGTTTCCATAACGAACTAATTGTTGTTCTGGGTTATATGTTTGATTAGGAATCAATGTTCGTACTGTAATCGTATTCCCCTCAACAGATATTCTCTCTGGTTGAGATTCTTCGTTACCTAACAACTTACCCTGTGGGAACTTACTAGTTCCTGTTTGATTTAAAATTCTACCAATCTCATACTTCTGGGGTTTCTGTTGAACACAAGAAGCATCAACCAATCCCTCTGAGATGCAACGTCCAATAAACTTCTGATTACGAGATGTATTCGGGTCTCTCAACTTACTACGAACCATTTCAGTTGTCAAGGGTTTTTTCGAGACTCCGTTATAATTGTTCGACTTATTGATAGTATTATAGAGAACATCGCCAGGATCTATTCTGACATCACGAACTCCCATGTCTGAGTTTTTCAGTAAGTCTTCTATCTGGGTTGCTCCTAGATCACTTGGTGTGTTGACTCTCTTATCAGTATTAGTATCGGTCTTGTGTGTTCCATCACTCCAGTTTGGAGTTCCAACATCACCACCTGGATCTGTATCCGCATAAGTTTGAGAATAAGTTCTTGATGCTTCGAAAGCAAGACCCTTTAGATTACCATGAAATGTTGGTGCGGTGACACCTTCGGTGAAAGTTCCAGATGTTCCAAAGTAGTTGTGACCATAGTGATACACACTTGCTCCACCAAGAACACCAGTGTTTCCGACTGCCGTGAGGTCTGTTGCAATCATGCTCATGTTCTCGGATGACATTGTCATCTTGTTCTTTGCTGTAGTTGTAGAAACATCGCCAACAAAAAGATTATGGTTTCCACCAATACGTGTTGTGTTTGTTGCGGATACGATTAGATTTCTGTCAGACAAATATGTGTCCGTGTTTGTTCCTGCAACAAATGTAGATGCATCGCCAGTGACTGTTTCCATTTTATTCTCGGCAATGGTAGTAGATGAACCACCACGGATCTCTTCGTTCTTATCGCCATGGACTCTCAGATTGTAATCTCCACCGACTTCTATATCCATATTGCCAGTCACGTGCATCTTTAGATTACCTTGATATTCAATATTACCTTCACCTTTGATCAACATCTTATGATCTCCAGTTGTAATATGAATAGCATTTCCACGTGATGACACGATGACAGTTCCATCAGGACGTATCTCTATTCCTGATTTTGTTTTATGCATCCACAGAAGTCTTTCATTCTCTGGGGTATCATCTACCTCAGTGATATGTCCTGACTCTGTTTCTCTAACTTGGTTTAACGGATATTGAGAAACGCCATTGTCTTTTAGATCTAGTGAGAAGTTTTCGTACCCACCACCAATATGCAATTCATTCGTCTTCAGTCCACGTGCCGCTAGGTTGGCAGATGAAGTATCGTTGTACTCCCTTTTGGGATACTGGTTCTTGGGATCGACATAACCATCATCTTGGGATGCTGATTTTGTATCAATGATTGGATCTAAATCGTCTGCCATTATGTTTGCCTTGTAAATTTATTAGATAGAGGATCGTACACTTGCCCATCCTTTAATGCTTCTATCTTATTATTTAAATTGGTAGTCAACTGTTTCTCTAAGTTTGCATCGATTATTTCTGTTGCTTCTCCAGATACTCCAGAACCAGTCTGTTCTAGATTTGCTTGATGAGACTGACCTTTCTGTCTCAACTGATCAACTATGAATTGATTATCTGCTTCGTAGGTTTTAGCAACCTCATCAAAGTTAACAGGTGTCTTTGTTGCTTCTGTCACAACATCGTTGATGTCTGGTATTTTATTATGTTCTGCTTGAACAGGTGCAACGTTATTTGGTTTTCTATCTGCCAGTTCAGTGCCAGTAGGAATATCTGTAATTGTTTCTTCAGCATAGGTTGTATTCTTACCGAACTTTCTTAGAACATAATCACGAACATCGAAACCAGGTGCTTGTGTTTTTCCAACAGGTGGCAGATCTCTCATACCTAATATTTCTCCGCCAGGAAATACTTTCATAAATGCTCTAATGATTTCGTCAAGAGATTCTCTCTGCCTTGTTGATGTTGTTACATCTGTAGAACAGTTCATCATGATAGTAATACTTTTGTCAATGATGTTTTGTCTATCTGGGAATTGTAATGCGGTTGTACTTTTTGAAATCGGAACAACCTTTTTTACCAAACCACTTTGATGTAGATATATGTTTGTTTGTAGTCCATATCTAAGGGGACTTGCATTTACTGTTGTTGCACCATATTTTTCGTTGTGTCTCTTAACAACTAATTGATGGATCTTATCAACACTATATTGATCGTAACCATTTTCTAATCCAGTCCAGTCTATAACAAGACTCGTAATCTCTCTTAGATTATTAGCATGTCTAAACTCTGCTTCTATGTGATCGTATGTAGATAATGTTTTGAATACAAAAGATCCTCCAACTGCAGTTCCTATAGTGCTTGAACCACTCCACTTGGAATCATTTTCTCCAACTTTATAAACATCATAGGCAAGATTAGTTTTCCAATCAGGGTTACCTTGAGTAGACTTTGTAAAGATATTAGCAAGATTAGATGTACCCCCTGCATTTGTAACAGGTGGTGGTGTTACTTTATTACCTTTTTGATCTACTAACTGTTGACCTTCTTTTACAAATTCAGTTGCTTCTGTTATTTGTGTTATGGAAGTATTGCCAAATGTTTGTGCCAATAACTGAGACAGAATATTCCCAACACCAGAGGATATGCTTCCAAATGCATTACCAGATCCAAACCCATTTCCCAACTCCGCGCTAATCTTTTTGGATGCGCTTGCCGCTTTCTTACCTGCTTCTTCTTCTATTCCACCAGTCTGAACCAGTGGGACACTTTTCTCCACCTTATCTTTTATCGGTGATGCATCAGTAACTATGGAAGCAACTTCGGTATTACTCACTCCTGCCTTTTCTCTCAAGGCAACATCCATTCCTTTTACATTTGCTTGTGCAACCACTTCAGTTAGGTTTGCACCAGTATTATTTGTCCCAGTGATTGCAGATAATTTACTTGCATCAGAGGGTTCTTTTCTTAATCCATCGACAGGTTCGTTCATCACTGCCGCCACAGGTCCATCAAAGACAGGTTTGCTACCTACGCTACTAGACATAGCAGTAAACCCTGAAGATGTCTGACCAACCTTAGTCATCGTAGATCCTTCTACGGATGCTCGTTGTTCCACAAGTTCTTTTGTCTCTGTAGAGAATTCATCCTCTGCCTGAGATTTTTCTTTTAATTTATTTTTTAGTATCTGTTTTGAAACTGAACCAGTCATGACACGATCTCTTCAAAAATTGTTCTACCCCAGAATATTCTTTCGTCAGATGAACCAGGTTGAGGACGTTCATATTTTTTCTCGAACACAATTGCCGCACCCTCAATACTATCTTTCTCTCTGAGTTTGGCAAGACCTAGGTGTGGATATCTGTACAGTTCATATCGAATAAACTGAAGTTGTGCTGTCATTGTTCTATAGTCTAACCCCTGATCTGCAGAATATGCTTTTAATTCATTGAGTCTAGAAGGTCCACCTTTTACATTTGCCGCACGTTTTGCATCATTCCATTGAGCAAGACCTACTGCAGGTGCACCATCTGCCTCTTTTACTCCAACTGTGGGATCTAAATCGTTAGGACTTCTGAGCATGATACCATTCTCGACTGCAAGATTCCCAAGTATTCCACAAGTTTGCTCTGGAGTAAACTCACCACCCTTTGTAGATATAAAGAAGTTAAATGCTCTCTCAACATTAGAGTCACCTTTGAGATTTATTTTGTCTGCCTCTGGTGTTGTGATAGGCACATCTGGCGTAAGAGAAACTGCAGTAGAAGCACTCCCCCTTGCTCTCTCGTTCTTTTCTCTGGATGATCTATGTCTCTTACTCACCAAGTGTTCATTCTTAGGAATAGATCCTAGAACCAAAGGCAACTGAGAATTCTTACCATCTAAAAATACACCAAAGACTTGTGCTCTTTCCTTCAACCCAACATTCGCACCAATACCTGAACTACCACCTTCGGTTGATGGTAGGACAACAGATGCCCAAGGTAAATCATCTATAGTTGCTTGTACTGGATCGTCTGGGTGAACTCCATAGATTCTAACTTTGACTCTACCCAGTTGATAGGGATCGCCATCAACCTGAACAACAGTTCCAACAAACCATCGAGTCTCATCACCGTAATATTCTTTGAATGTTGTTGGGATCATCTAGCACCTCCGACAGGAACGTATCTGTCAGTTATGTAACTGGCAACTTTTGTACATGCCACGTTAGCAGTAATTTTATTTGCTTCAGATATTTTTATGACATAGTTTACTGCAGTTATTAAATAGTCTCCAGAATTTTTAATATCTATTCTAGGTTCTGGATCATCAGTCTTACCTTTTGTCAGCACTTTTATATTATTACCAACACCTAAGTTTTCACTTCCGTTAGCAAAGTTCTCACCATCAACAACCATTGTGAATGGGTTTTTGTTTAGCAAATGTTTAGATGCAAATGACTTAATCTTATTTCTGTTACCACCAACTCCAGTTGCTTCATCGTAAGAGTTTGCAAAATTAAATGCATGGGCACTACTGAGATATGAATTAGTTTTTGCACTATACCTTGAGATAGGTTTATCATCATATCCCAACTCACCATCTATGCTAGGTCTCTTTTGTCTTTTATTCATTTCTACTAAGTCAACCATAAGATCATTGTTCACATTGAATTCTACAACATCGAAGTCACCCTCGGCAACATCATAATATTTATTTGTAGATCCGATGACACCACTCCTAATCAAGTTGTGCAAGTCATCTTGGGCAGGTATAGTTCTCTGGTGAATAATAAATTCTTTTGCTGTACCATCTGAGGAACCTGCAGACTGGTTATCACTAAAAGGATTATTTTCGTTTATGACAGGAGATGACAGTAATGTTTCCAAGTCAGTAAAAACATATTCATCTGTCATCGCAGTCTTAAAGAAAAAATACGGAAACCCATTCGGTGTGATTGATCGTCTTGCTATCCATTGCATACTTGCTAGAGGTGTCAAGTTTGGAACTATGACCTGCATCTTAGAACTAACGTTGTCTAAGGCAGTGGTCAACAAATCATCCCTGTCCAGATACTCTAGCATAAGTTTATTAATTATCTCGTAAGGTTCTCCCTTGTAGGCAGAGTTTACGTTATGCAATGAAGATCTAAATGCTTCTGTATCAACACACTTTAGAACAACAACCTGAGACATATCATTTGTTTTGAATTGCTTCTCCACACTTTGAACTATAAAGTTATGTCTTATCTCTCTAATGCCTGATACCGAATGGTTTCTTTTATATCTTAGTGTTACAAGTTCTGCACCCTGTATATCCATTCTTTCTATCAATCTGTCATTATCAACCATAGTAATGTACCCAGTGATAAATGGGTTCTCTATATTTTCGAATACAGAGATCTCAACTAAGATAGAAGATATGTCTACAGTAATAGATGTTCTAGTTGATGCCAATACTGCAGAAAGTATTTGAATTTGGGATTTTTCTTCGCTCATGATTTCAGTGCTTCTAGATATGATCCTACTACTTCTTGTATCGCATCAGGGCGAATAACTTTGATTTGTTTCAATGCATCGTTTTGTCTTACGTAATGATCATAATAAGTTACTACTCTTGCTTCGCCATCAGGTCCTAATGATGGATCTATGTCTAGATAATTGCCATCTACGTCTTCGTAATGATGAGGTGCATTGTACTCAAACCCTGCGTCAATAGTTGTTACGGTTTTGGTTACACCTTCATAAGAAGTGTTGGTGACGTTTTCTAACTTTTGAAACTGATCTTTAGAATCTACAATCACTAATCCTATGTCTAGGTTACGTCTCAATATTGTACCACCACCTGAAGATATAGATGCAAAGCACCGTTGTCCCACCTTCATGATTCCAGTCAAATCATCAAGTGTGGTAAAATACTTGTGAGGAAAGTCTCTCTTCACTTTCTTTTCTAACTCTTTCAATGAAAGTGGCCACCCTTGATTTCTTATGTGATCATTCATTATAAAGAATGTCCAGTGATAATCAGGAGTTCCATAGATTGCCTGAGACACTTGGTCTGGTCTATCGTTTTCTAAAACATAATATTCTGAATAGAAAGGAGCATTCAGTTTCACTTCATCAATCAAATCGATGTATGCCGATATATCTTGAAACTTACTCAGAGTCAAGTTGGCACCACCTTTTACATTGAATTCGTCACCAAAGGCATAATTGACATTGGGAAAGTGTGTAAAAAAATTAGACATTAGTTACCTGCCATGACATCTTGCTTATTCATTGCTCTGAACTCTTGGAAGTTAAGAGACATCTGAATAGCATTTGGTTGACCATCTCTATGAAATGATGCAGAGGTTGGATTGTATGTAACGTTCACACCTCTTAGATAAGAAAGCAAAGGTTGAGGGATAGGAAGATCTTTCGAACCATGCATAAATTTTATTTCAAATAAATTTGGAAACTCATAACCAAGAGGAAACCCTGCTTCAAATGCATCTTGAGGTATTGCCGTAGGATAGAGTTCTTCTCTAAAACGTCTGATAATCTTTTGTACAGTTTCTGCTTCTTGTTGGGATGTTGGTATGAATTCATATGTAAAAGAAAAGTTTCGAACACCCACACCAGTAAACGTTGATCTGGTATTCGGATTTACTTTTACCTGTAGAGCAATGTTGGCGGCACTTCTCAAATCTGCAGGTAATTTTGATGCGGCACGTGCAGTTGCAACTCTTGCCATTTCTGCAGTTGCGTTTATACCCATTGCAGAACCTAAACCAAACAATTGACCAAATGATTTTGCCTGTTCTCCTAAAGCAGAACCGATTGCTCCCAGAAGACTACTACCATTGTTTAATGCTGTTAATCCTGCACCACCTGCTAATCCAAGATCTACTGCGTCATAGTTAACAGTATCTGCTATTTGAAGTGCTTGAGGCATGTACAGTTTTATTGCACTAGTATCCGCATACTTAGTTCTGAATCCTAAAAGACCTTTAGACACTGAGGGATCTGCATCCTCATCATTTTTAGGGTCTCCTTCCACAGTTCCTTCATACAAACTTTGTGGTACTTCATCATAGGTTGATCGCCTACTCGCATTTACTTTAGATAGTCTTTCATCTGCAGTTGCTTTGAATGCAGTTATGAGAGACATACCTGCACTAGTTGCGGCAGGAACTACCTCTTTAATTCTATATTGCATATAAACTGTATAGTCTTCTTCTAATGGATATCGTAAACTAATACCACTAGAGAACTTTTTTCGTGCGAATAGACTTGCTGATTTTGGTTTATTAAATGTCTTCGTAGATGTTGCCATGCCAACTTCCTTGATAAATAAAAATACTTAATCCTATTTATAACAAAACTATGGCATATTCTGGAAAATACAAAGTAAAGAACCCAAAGAAATACAAAGGCGATTTCACTAAGGTTACTTATAGATCTCACTGGGAAAAGCAATGCTTTCTCTGGTGTGAGAACAATCCAAAAGTAAAGTATTGGTCTTCTGAAGAAGTTGTTGTCCCATACAAATGGGATGTGGATAAACGTATGCATCGATACTTTGTAGATCTGAAGATCATGTTTGAGAATGGGAAGACTTTACTTGTTGAGATAAAACCAGAAAAGGAAACAGAACTTCCTAAGAACCCAAATAAATCTAAAAGATATATTAGTGAAGCAACCACATATGTCAAGAACATGAATAAGTGGGAAGCGGCAAACGAGTTTGCGTTAGACCGTGGATGGGAATTTCAAATCTGGACTGAGAAGACATTGAAGTCCATGGGAATACTCAAAGAGTTTAAGAAGACAAAGAAACTAAAACCTTTGAAACCTTTTCGTAGAAAACCTAAAAAATAGTATAAATAGTGTTATGTCTAATTTATTTGCCAAAGTAGAACAAGAAGCATTTCGTGCAGGGATTACCCCACGAACTCGACAATCGCGTGACTGGTTTCGAAAGAAACTAGCGGCAATGGGTAAAGTTAATAGAAATACATTAATGCGTGATGAACAGGTGAAACTAGTCAACAAATCACAACCATTAATTGGTTCTATGAATATGTTCTTTTATGATCCAAAGCATAAAGATACGCTACCTTACTATGACAGGTTTCCTCTGTCAGTCATAGTAGGACCTGCGACAGGTGGATTTTATGGATTGAATCTACATTACTTACCCCCAACACTGAGAGCAAAGATGTTGGACGCACTAATGGATGTAACTAATAATAACAAGTATGATGATAGTACAAGGTTTGAGTTATCTTATAAATTATTAAATGCAACTGCTAAGTTAAGATTTTTTAGACCATGTTATAAACACTACCTATTTGCACACGTAAAAAGTAGACTTGCAAGAGTATCAGCACCTGAATGGGAAATTGCCACGTTCTTACCAACTGCAGATTTTGAGGGAAGTAGAAGTAAAGTTTATTCAGATTCTAGGAGTATGATTTAATGTCAAGTGTTGATACACTCAAAAGTTTAGCATCAGCAAAACTAGGGTTCGCAAGACAGAATAGTTTTCTTGTCCAACTACCCACGCTATTCGGTGCTAACAGTTTACTAAGCAGGATAGCAACTCTGGGTGGTAATGAATTGAATATACTTTGCGCGACTGCACAATTACCAGGTAAACAAATTCTAACGTCAGAGAGACGAATAGGAACAGAGTTTCAGAAGGTTGCGTATGGTTATGCAGTTGATGACGTATCGATGACCTTCTATGCTCTGAACGACTACGGAGTCAGAAAGTATTTTGACAACTGGATGGAAACGATTGTACAACAAGACGAACATACAGTTGCTTATAAGAGTGACTATCAGAAAGATGTTAGGATACATCAATTAAGAAAACCAATAATAAATAAGAACATTGACGTAGGTCCTGTGGACATCAATATAGGGTTAGGACAAGGCACCGTCTATTCTGTATTGCTAGAGAATGCATTCCCTACAACAATGGGTGCTATTGAATTGAACAATGAATTAGATGGACTGGTACAAATCCAAGTACAGTTATCTTACACGAAGTGGAAAGCGATTAATGATCCTCAAGGATTCATCAAAGTAAGTGGTGGATTTGGATCTATATTATCTTAGGAGTAGATTATGGCATTGCCAAAACTGAATGATATGCCGAAGTTTTCGGTAACTATACCATCGTTAAATGAAGAAATTAGAATACGACCCTTTGTGGTAAAAGAAGAAAAAGTTTTATTGATTGCTATGGAATCAAACGATCCTAAACAGATCGCCATGGCAATAATCGATACGATTGTTTCTTGTACTGAGGGAAAGATAGATCCGAATAAACTTACATCATATGATGTTGAGTATATTTTTATGCAGATCAGATGTAAGTCTGTAGGTGAGACAACTGATATAAGATTAAAATGTAAAGAGTGTGAATCAGAAAACGATGTTACAGTAAATATAAATGAAATAAAAATTAATACGAAAGTACCAGATAAAAGAATACAATTAACAGATAAGATCACTATAGAAATGAAACTGCCCACATACTTAGAGATAGCAGGTAATGATAAGATCGTAAGCAACTCTACATCTACTATGGATCAGATATTTGGTATCATTTGTCAATCCATAGATTGTGTTATGACTGAAGAAGAAAGAATTAGTTTTAAAGAAATAAAGCATGAAGAACAGATAGAGTTTATAGAATCTATGAGTCGTGAACAATTTGATAAAGTTCGCGTATACATGGAGAGTCAACCAATGCTGAGACACAAGATCGAATTCGAGTGTCAAAGTTGTAGTAAACATAATGAATACACCTTGGAGGGTTTACAAGATTTTTTTTAATTAGTCTATCTCATACCAGTTTGATGGTGCATTATAAAACAAACTTTGACCTAATGCAACATCACAAATACTCACTAAATGAGATAGACAGTATGATGCCGTGGGAAAAAGAAGTGTATGTAAATATGCTAGTGGACTTTATCAAGGAAGAAAAATTGAGGATGGAAACACAAGGAAAATAACATAGTATATCTTTTCTTAATACTAGTTCATCTGGGTAACGGAGAAACTATATTAGAAATGGATGAAGGTTTCTGGGATTATAAAATGTGTATTGAGTATGCAAATAAAATAAATGGTGAAGCATATTGCGTCCCAGTAGAAGTAGGAAGATAAAATGGATTTCAAGGAAGTCATAAAGGAACTAAAAATTGGTCGGCAACACGATCAGTACCTTGCTGAAAATAAAAGAAACCAAGACGAGGCAATTCAAAAAGAACTTGCCACTTTAAATAAAATGTTTGGTGCATTCTTTGCCTCACAGAAACCTACTGGTGATGATCTTGAAGAGAAGCGTGAGAAGAGAGAAAAGAAAGCAACTGAGCAAAAAGCAAAGAATAAACCTAAGAGTTTTAAAGATGGATTCTTTGCAGGAACTGGACTAGATGGAATACTGGGTGGTGTTAAAGATTTAGCATCTGCCGCATTTGCTCCCTTTGCAGGTGCATTAGGTGGTATGTCTATTGGTGCTCTTATGGGTAAAGCACTTGGTATGACTTTCATGGGTGTTGTAGGTGCACTTCTTGGTGCCGCGTTTTTGGATAAATGGGTTGATCCTTTAGTAGATAAGATTACTGGTGATGATGCAACTGCTTCTACTATGTTTGGCGAAATTGATATATCCAAAATAGTTTCTGGTATTGGTGGTGCGTTAGGTCTTCTCTTCGGTCCTAAATTAATATCGGCAGTTGTAGGATCTTACTTTGCAGACATAGGCGGTAAAGAAGGTGGTGGAAAATTTAGATTGATGTTCCTAAGAAGACTTGGTCTTGCAGGACTGTTACTTACTATAGGTACTCTTGCAGGTAATTGGATAGATTCGTATGGAGGACCTGACGGAATGGGAAGTGCTGTATCGACTGCATTAACTGCGGCAGGTATTGGAGTCATGCTTCTAGGTGGTAAGGGACTGATTATAGGTGCTCTTGTGGGGTTTGCCGTTGCAGGGGTGAGAGGATTGTTTCGATATCTTAATGATAGAGGCGCAGAAGCAGAAGAGATAGTTGTAAACAGGGTAAAAGAAAATACAGATCAAGTATTTGATGATTTGGCAAATAATCGAATAGAAGAGGCAAATCAAAAAGCAAGACAAATCATGGGCGATATTCGCACGATGGATTATAACATAAGGGCAGGAACTACTTACATTGATCAGTTAGAACAAATGTATGCCATAGAACAAGGTGCTAAAGCGGCAAGAGAGTCGCATAGGGCAAGTGGTCACCTAGGTGGAGTAGATGAAGCAAATGCTATGATAATGAATCAATTGGGACAAAGGGCAGAGACTGTTAGTGATGCAGATTTACTTGCAGAAATACAAGCGGCAACACAGGGGATGGATTATCAACAAGTACAGAGTTTTTTAACCAATGCTCTAGACGAACTCCCTTCAGGGTTTGTTGCGAATCAAGACCAAGATAGATTGATGAAAGTTATTACTGAAAATTATG